TGCATCCATTCCAATATATCATAATACTCTTACTCCATATCTTTTTTCAAATTCTTTGGCGTCTTCCCATGTGTTTACCATAGGTTGCCCTTTTATATTTAAACTTGTATTTAATAACATTGGTATCTTTGTCACTTCGTAGTATGCTTCTAGTATGGGTCGCAGTGCTGATGTGCTGTCTTTTCTAACCACTTGTACTCTTGCAGTTCCATCAACATGAGTGACTGATGTGTGGTCGTGTTTTGCTTTCGCAACATATTGCATATACTCGTTACAATGCCCTTCAAAGTATTCATCTACAAACTCCTCCAGTATCGCGGGAGCGAAGGGTCTAAACTTTTGTCGTTTTTTGACATCATTAACGGTGTCTTTAATGTCATAACGGATATCGCCAAGAAGACTGCGATTACCAAGCGCCCTAGGGCCAAACTCTGCTTTTCCATTTGCTACTCCTACCATTCGGTTATTAATTAATTCTTCTACTACTTGATTAGGATTGATAGGTCTATCAATATCATACCCTAAAAAAGTATCTTTAAATTCTATTCTTTGTTTTGTATGAGCAAGTATACAACCTAGTGCACTACCTGCATCTCCTGGATTTGGAAATATCCACATCTCTTTAAACTTTTTTCTAATCTTACTGTTTGCTACACAATTTAATGCAACTCCACCACCGTATGCTACTTTATCTCCATACAGTTTAGCTCTATCAAATATTTTTTCAATTTCGTACTCGATATGCATTTGTGCACTTGCGGCTATATCCTCTGGCGTATTCCATAGCCATTTCTTCATAGGTATTCCTTTATGTAAATTTGTGTGTATTATATCATTCATATTTACACAAGGAGTTCCATATGCCGCCATACCCATTGTTATATACTCATCTTCATTGGGTTTAAGTCCTATTCGTTTCGTTATAGCACTATAGAATAATCCCAAAGATTGTGGGTATTGCATACTCCAAACTTTTTTATGGTCTACCCAAATACTTGCTGTGTCCCATTCTCCAATTGCATCTATTACTACAGTAACATCTGGAACAAAAGGAGCAGTATAGTAAGCTGCTGCCATATGGCTTTCATGATGATTAATATGAGTTTTTATAAACTTACCATTTTCTGTAGGTTTCATACCATTAAATACTCTACGAGCATTTTTAAGTTCCGTATTCTCATAGAAAATACTTTCGTCTGCTTCTAGTTTTTTAAACTCTATAGGAAGATGTTTATCATTCTTGACACGAGTATACCTCTCAGCTTGAGTTGCAAATAGAATTTTGTCGTCTTCCATATGTGCCACTGCGGCATCATGAAAGCCCTCACTAATCCCTAAATATTTCATTTTTCTTGGGGAAGCTGTGTAGAATTTTCGATTCCATACTAAAGCATTCCGTATGCCCTCCAAAATGGTGTTGTGTTTTGTGTCTGTCATTTTTGTACATCTTGTGTAGTTTCTGTTCCCATCTCCAGCAATCGTATATCGTCCCCTGCCAAAGTCTCTGTATTCTGATGTCGTAGTTTGTAAATCCACGCCCTCTTTTTACTGCGTCCTTGAATGTTCTTCCTTTTGCGATGCCGACTTTTATAGTTTCTCGTTCCCATGTTTGCATGTTTACTAATACTATTCCATATAGTATGCCGTCTTTTTCTTTTTCCCACGGATGGTTGTTGAAAAAAGTTTGATTATATACTCCGCCTGACACTAGACTCTCTTAACGATTCTAGGTATGATTTCTCCACTACGAATAACCTCTACATTACATCCAATCTTTAAGTCTAATGCTTCGATATATCCGATATTATGTAAGGTTGCTCTACTTACTGTCGCTTCTCCAATGATACAAGGCTCTAGAATCGCAACTGGTGAAACAGCACCTGACTTCCCGACATTCCATTCAACGTCCAAGAGTCGAGTAACTACTCCAGCCTGTCTTGTTTTTAAAGCGAAACTACCTCTAGGGTGGTGTGATGTGTAGCCTAATTTTTCAAAATATGTATTAGAGTCGACTCGTACAACTTTACCGTCCTGAGGGAATTCACGATAATCACTTTTGGTGATAGCGTTAAACCCCATGCCTGCAACCATGTTCATATCTTCAGTCCACTCAGCACAGATGGCTGGTTGAATTCCGTATGCAACAAAAGTAATATCACGGGATTTAAATTCTTCTAAGTCTTTTAGATTCAAAGCACCACTTGCATAATTTCTAGCATTTGGTATTGTTTTAGGAGCAACGATTTCTCCAGTAATCTGTTTAACACCTTTGTCCTGTGTTACTTTTCTATTGCCAAATTTATATAATGTATCTATCGTATTTGGCACTAAAGACTTTATTTTATCAGTAATATCTAGACCCGCTCTACCGTCACCACGCGTGAGTGCTTGGATTAGTACGCCGTCTATATAAGTTATAGACACAGCTGCACCGTCCAGTTTGGCAGTCATAATAGTTGGTTGTTTAGATTCCCAGTTTGGTTCTTCATCTTCTCCTACAAAGACTTTTTGAAGTGAATACATTGGGAAAGGGTGATTATATCGTGTATCATCACTTGCATGACCTACTTGCTCCTCAAGAGCAGTGTTCTCTACAAGTCTATCATATACATCATCAGGTAATATAGGATTGCCTTCTGCATACTTTTGATTACAATATTCTAGGTATTCTGTCTTATTCATAGATATATTATACAGAATTTTTAAGGATTTGTCAAGGACTATTTTTTGGTGCTATAGGTATATCTTATCTAACACTTCTTTGAAATGAGTTTCTAGCACTCCCTTGACTTCTGATATAGAAAGTATCTCGACTAACGCCTCAAACAGTCCGCGACTATTATTAAAGTCTAAGGGCATGGCTATGCCGTCCTTGGTAGGTTTCCATTCTTCGTCAAAGTCTTGATAATATTTTCTAATATGTAAATACTCTGTTCCACGAAAGGTATTTATCATAACGAATACTTTTTCATGCTTAGCTTCGTTATAACTTATTTCCTTTTCATAGACAGCTGGTGCTTCATGTAGTTCTATCATTTTTTAATATCCTCGATAAAGGTACAATAGAAGTCACATTGTCAGGGACTAACAATCTATAAGAATCCGTGTCCCAACAAAATAATAATACTTGTTTAGTATTTGGCTTTGCTCGGTTTCTTTTAGTTTGTATATACTTATTGTCAAAATCACTCGTGCATACGTTATATTTTAGTCTACGACTGTTTTGACTTCGGTACGTGACGATTGCATCCCCAGCATCGTCTAATTTTCTAACAAAATCTTCTTTCTTCATGCGTTCCTTGTTGGTAGGTTAATATCTATTACCGTCCAATCATGGTATCGTCTTGCAAGGTCTTTCTGTTAGATGTAAAAAAGTGCGGACAGTCCGAAGACTGCCCACATTCCAGGGGTATTAATCGTTAAGTTTATTGATTAGGTTAGTGAAATATACAGCTGCTTTACCTGTAAGCTTACTTACAATAGCACTGTCTGCTTCTTCGCCCATATCACTAATAGCTTTAATCAATCCATCTTGTGCAGCTGCGACATTTACTCTGCCACCGCCTCCACCTGAAGATGATTTGACTGCTGGTGTTTTCTTAACATAAACACCTGCTTTTGTTAGAATCATTCTGACACCATTTGGGCTCTCGCCTAATTCTTCAGCAATACTCTGTACAATCTCCATGCTATTTTCTGGAGTTGGTTCTTCTGCAGTATACATTTCAACTGCTTGTTCTTTACTTTCGTCTGTCCACGCCATAGTTCTTTTCCTTTTTAGTTTATAGTTTTGTTTGTATTCGGCAAGAGTGTAGGTACTGCGATAACCAGGACACCAACCTGTGGTCTCTAGCATTTGTGTGTAATACCTGTCGCTCATTGCTTATTTCCTTAATATAAATATATTATACAAGAATTTTAAGCATGAGTCAAGAACTATTTTTTAGTAGCTAAAACCGTAGGTAAGTATGTCATCTTTGAATACTTCAGTAATTACTTGTTTACTTTTTAAAGTGTACCAACTTCTCCAATCCGTTATTGTTTTTTGACCTTTCATAACTGATTTATCTTTTACATCTAACTCTAAATTTTTTAATTCATTTTCCCAGTCATCAAATGCAATTAGTTCTACACATTTTTTATAAGCCTCTACTTGACTAACTAAATTATCTTCTTGAATCCATTTATCAAAACCAATCCAATTTAGTCCGTGCATATAATGAAAGACAGCACGTTCATAGGGGTTTCTTATTACACCTATCTTTGTGCTATCTACTTCTAGTATTAGTACTTGATTCATTTTTTAAGCAACTTGCGCAAAGCCTGTAGCTTTTCATCAGCACTTGCAAGTTGTTCCACCCACTTATCAAACTCAGGTAATAAATCAGAGTGTTCTCCAATACCTACTGAGTTTTGAAAATATGTTTGTAGTACTGCTTGTGCTTCTTTAATCTGTGCTATATACTTTGCTTCTAGTGCATCGTAGTAAGGGTTTCCTATATATGCCATGTTATTCTCCTAATAATCCTTTTACTTGTGCGTAGACTTTTACTGTTTTTCTTCCGTCAGTCCATACGGAAACTAATAACTTTCTACTATACATTAATCTTCTCCTAATAATCCTTTCAGAAATCCATTCTGATATCTAATTTTATGCTTCTCGCTTAACATTGCAGGTATTGAGAATGGTACTAATAATATAGCAAATACAGCTACTATCGTACTACACAATATCCACTGTTTTCTTACTATATGCCCATGAGGTACTCTCCTAAAAATAGGATAGTATATTCTACAAAGTTGTATTATCCACGCAGCTAACCACATGGATATAATAATTTCTGACATTTTATGTCCTTTTACATATACTCTCGTAAATGCCTTAGACTGCCCATCTCATACGAAGCTAAACAATATTGCTTACCTGCGAAACTTAAGTGTGGGAAGTACGTATCTTTTAAATCGTCTTGTGTACATTCTACTGTATCTACTAGATACACTTTGTACCCTCTTTCTTTAGCCTTCTCTGGCTTTAGTTCTCTACTGACTATAGCAGGATAATTCTGTCTGATTGCCCAAACTCTTTCTTTAGGTTCAAACTCCTCAGATACACACTGCTCTGGTAGCATTGCGTTTCTTCTTCCTTCATAGTCTGTCATTGAGAGCTTTTGAGGTACTCCAATTCTTTCAATGATACCTTTTACGAAAGCAGGAGAACGATACAATGCTTTTGCTATATCTGAAATATTACTTCCTTCTAAATACATACCCACTGTGGTTTTAATTTCCTGTGGTGTTGCTGCTTTGCCTTTATTCTGTGCTTTTCGTTTTGCACGAAACTCCATAGTCTCGTTAAATTCTGTTATAATATTACTTAATCTTGTTGTGTTGTAAGCAATATTTAGTATACCACAAGCTTCCTTCTTGGTAATAGGTTTACTACCATCCGTTGGGTTTAATAACTCAATTACCTTGGTTATATTCGCTTGTGTAATCTGTTCGTGTTTTTTTATTCTCATTTTCTACCCCTAGTAAAATTATTCCGTAATGCAGAATCTTTAGTAAGTCCTGCTCGTTTCGTCCATCTTTCTTTCCATAGCGTTGTGCATACTTTATGATATTTCCTAAGCAAAAACTTTCGCCATGACCAGCATCGAAAATGAACTCGGTTGACTGGATTTTATTCATACTATAATGTCCATCGTATGTCGACTTAATATAGGTTTGAAGCGTTTTGAGTGCTTCGTCCTCGTTAAACTTATTGTTGTTGTATTCTGTCATCATACTCTCCTTTTTCTACCATAAAAAAGCAAACTTGTACAAGTCTACCTGTCTTTTTGTCATATCCCCAACCTGCGTTGGAAGGAGCATGCCAATATCTTGCTGGATATACTAGCGCTCTGTTGTATATATTCGCTGAGAACATATGTAAATCAAAGTTAGGATGTCCTTTCCAAACATCTTTAAATCCTGTAGAGTTATCAAAAGTCACATCTTTTGTTTTCCATATTGTTTTTGATTTTCTACTTCTAAAAAATGCAGTACCTGCTGTAGGGTCTGGTTCAGGAGATAGATATATAACTGCGGCATATTCAGTGCCTCCTAATCTATTCTCCCTATCCATATAAGTTGCATCATGATGAATCCAATTCTGAGGAGACTTATCTCGTACAGTTCCTAAAGTAAACGCAGCGTTGCTAGTATTGTGAGGAAAGTTTATCATATTTCTATTTAACATATGTGATAATTTATTCCTAACATATATTCTGTTCTCTTTCGAGAATGTTCCTCTAGTTCGCTGACCTGGAAATTTTGTTTGCATACCCATTTGCCCTGGGTGAAAGAACATAGCAAGTGCCTGTTCTCTTACTTTATCAGGTTCAGGGTAGAAATTATCTTGGACTACTATTCTCACTTTGAGAGTTCATTTAAAGTTTCTATACCACCCACTATTTTTAAAAGGTACTCTTTTTTATCTACTAATTCTTCTTCTAGTAAGTGTATCTCTTGTCTAGTCTTTGCTTGTTGTGTTTCTAAATTGTTTAAAAGCATTTCTGACTTTGACATAGTTTGTAGGGGTTCTTCTGTTATTCCTAGTAGTTTACTAAGAGGTGTGTCGTTTGCCATGTTTTCTTACTCCATTTCCTAGGTGTACTTCTGTACCATCAGATTTTCTTATGATGATATTTCTAAAGTAGTTTCCTCTTTTTAAATATTTTTTAATGGCTTCTTCTTGAGCTTTCTCTGAAGTGCCATCGTTAAATGTGAAGGTATATCCTCCAGCTTCTTTCTTAATCACTTTGCTGTTATCCTTTCCTCATAGTCGGCGTAATCTTCATTCCACCAGTGAGGCTTGTCTCTGTGAGACCATGCTGCAAATGTAGCTTTGTCAAGATGATAGTAGTCCCGATAGCTTTGTATCGGATTCTCATAGTCTTTCAACTCATCTGGCATTGCTAGTCCAAATTCTGTAAATCCAAGTCTGGGCATATTCTTTGGCTCAGGTAGTTTGTTTACTACTTCCACTATGGATTTGTGTTGTTTACCATAACGATAGTGGTACTCATCGTTTAATGCGTTAGCATAACAATGAGTCCACTCAAAGTTATCCAAGCTCGACCTAACCCATATCGTGCAGGGATGATTATACATCATCGGCAAGTAGGGCGTGAGTGGTCGCTGGTCAAGCGGTAGGTGCTTAATCTTGGCTTTCTCACTATTTAGTACTTCTCGTTCGTCCTTGTCAAGCGCACGAGGTACAAAACCTAGTTTGGCATCAATCCATATCGCAGTACATAAGAGTTGTGCTGCCTCGAGAGGCATCTTTACTATGTGCTTGTCGACATGATACTCTGCGCATTTGTCTAGGTCTTCATCTAAGTAAAACAGGTTCATGCTATCCAGCACTTATAATGTGGGCACTCGCCATTTTCTGACTGTACTGTAGTTCCACAATGTTCGCACTCTCCGTACTGGTATGTTTCAAACTCTTTTGTTTCTGAGTTCCACATGTTGACTGTTTTATGTTCGTTGTTATCTGTATTTTTCATATGTATATTATACTAAAATTATAACCATATGTCAAGTATTATTTTCTGGTTTCTTACAATATGGACATTTAGTGCCAATGGGTACATAAACTACATTACGCACCCACTTGCAGTAGTGTTTCCACATTGTCTCCATGGTTTACTTGCTATTGATTTTGTCCTTGGCTGTACCAGCGTAAAGACCAAACCAAGCCGCACCTGCGCCCACAACGATACTAATCAAACCTGATTGTTCCATTGAAGGTTCTGGTAATTCCATAAACCATATTGTACATTTATAGAGTAGTACAATGTATACTGTTAGAAATAAACGAGGGAAGATTCTCCAAGCGTCTATCATTGAAGATAGCCAAATCCAGCGTTGCCACGGATTCTCGGGTTCTTTATCGTTTTCTAACTTTAATATTTCAGCTTTCAGATTACTGTTTTCGGTGACGAGTTCCATAAACTTATTAAGGTCTATCTCTACTTCATTCCTTGACATATCTCCTGAAAACTGATTACTTGGTTCTGCCATATTGTTCTCCTACGGCTTCCAGTCGTACCAATCATTCCTTTTGTAAGGGTTGCTTCCTCTTTCTTGAAAGTGAAAACTAATTGATATTCTTGGACTCAGGGTTTCTACCCTATGAAATAGACCTTTCGGAATGTAAAGAAAATCACCTTCGTCTAGCTCTATTATTCGACTGATAGTTACTTCCTCCTCTTTTGGGTGGTAGTTATCAGTTACAAACTCTTTATATATGTACCAACGAATCTTTCCTCTTACATGAAAGAGAAAGTTATCAGTACCATCTGCATGGATTGGAAAGGTCTTAGCTTTTGCTTGCTTACTGCAATATATGTTTGCCTGTCCAATTCCATAATGTTTTTCAAATTCTTGGCACTGTTTCCACATGGTTTCGTTTAAGAACTCACTTAATGTAAGTATCATACTACTACCTTGATTCCACAAATCAAATACTTCTTTTCTACTTCTTTTCTTTTGCGACTTTTTCTTACACCACTTTCTTCCACTTGGCATAACCATTTGTAATTGTGGAGTTCTATCCCATGTACCAATGTTCATTTGATTCATATAATTATCTAGTTCTTCCCAACTAAAATAATTTTCAAAGATATTTTTATCTGACTTGATATAAAATGCCTTCTTATGTTTAAGTTCTTTATAAAACTTTTCTACCCCGATGGGACTTAGTAGGTCTTCAAATTTCATTTATAATCTTGTAATATTTCCACCAAACATCTGTAATGTCACTTCTTTCGTGAGTTCCTTTTAGACAGTAGATGTAGTTTGGATGCCATGGCTGATAGCTCAACCCTGTAAAGTGTATGTGCCATATATCTTTTATATCGTAATGTGTATCTGCACCAGCAACGCTAGTATTTGTCCCATCAAAACTATTCCACCTTGCATCTATCTCATGTATCATAGTTGCTTTTTCTTTGTAGGGAGCTCCGCACTTAGCAAAGAATACATACTTATAGATATCTCCTACATTATTTATATCTCTAATGTGATGTATCTCATCTACCCACTCTTTTGCTTTTTCACAATCTATTACCATTACACTATCAGAATACCAACCTCTTTCAAGAGGTGTTCCTCTATGCTTTCCACCATTCCAGTTATCTGCTTCCCAGCACATACCAAAAGGTTTATCTTCTAAATCTGTATTCCATAAGTCTGCTATATCTCTAAAGTTTAATTGGTCTACATCCATGTATATGGCTTTACCTTTCCAATTACACAACTCTGGTATAGCATATCTAAAATATGAAAAAGGAGTACCCCACATACTTCTATCCCAATCAGGAAACATACTAGGTCTTAAAAATGTTATATCTAGTTCATGATTAGTATTTTTATGTAATGAGTATACAAGCACTCTTTCGGCTGCTATGTCTTGGTGTTCACTTGTTCCTATAAATATTTTAAGCATAATCTACCACTACTATTGATGAGTCTTTTTCTGGTATTATGGTAGTTTTTAATACATTTCCTGTAAGTACGCCTGTGTTTTCTCCTAATAATCTTCTAGGGAACATTTCTCTTTCTCGTAAGGCTTTTAACCATAATCCTTGTTCACCGTGCCTTATATCTGATACATACAGCATTTGTTCAACATTACTATGTTTAGATGTAATTACCCATACATCTCCTTCTAATAAAAATATAGCTGATTTTCTTTTCTTAGGTACTGTGACTGTTTTGTCTTTATATAATTTTATAACTTCTATTCTAATAATATTGTTATAATTATTGAGTCGAGCATTTCTTTCTAAAGGTGCATCGAATGAAGAGGATTGTTGATTTCTCATATCACAAGCCCATAATATATTGTCTATACTTTTCTTTATAGGAGGGTAGCTTGATATGTAGGGGTTGTTTTTATAATTTGGGTGGGAGTAATAAACTTGAAAAGAGTCTCCATGTATAAAATCAGGGTTTCTTTGTCCTAAATTTAATTCTGTGGTACTCTTAAAAATATTACTTATGTCTCCATACAATGAGACAGTTTCTTGTGCAGGGCTTCCTGGACCAGCACTGCGAGGATATTCTTTTCTTTTTTTCTCTATTTCAGGTAGAGTTTTAACTTCACCATTAATGTCGTGGGTAAGTAAATCATCTAGTGTTGTTTTTGCCATTTAGTTCTTCCAGTTTAATTATTCTATCCTCTAGTTCTTCTAACCAATCTTCATTTTCTTCAAATCTTGCTTGTGCAGGTTCGTTCTCATCAAACCAATCTGCTTGTTTCTGCATTTCTTTTTTCCACATAAGCATTTGAAATAAATTTTTAAACATTATCTTGGTTGTGCAGGTATTCTATATTGGTCATCAGGCCAAACTGCAACAGTAAATTGTGGACTCTCTAACTCTCTATTTTCAGGCACCATTGTAATAATTTCTTCGACTTCTTCTTCTAACAAAGCAAGGGCTTCACTAAAATCATCGTGTCTTATACTATCGATTGACATATCTAATACTATTCTAGGATAGTCTCCTAAATTTCTATCAGATAACCACTGGTTTCCATCAAGAGTTCCTGATAAAACTGTCCAATTTGTCATACCTGGATTAGTGTTGTGTTTGTCTTTTATTTTTATAGACTTACCATTCTCTACATAAGTTGTATAGCCTTCTCCACTGTTCCAAATGAATCTTATAAAATGTCTAGGTTTATTCTTTGAGTTATGCCAAGCAGTCCACCCATATTTAGGGGGTTGTACTTCATAACTATCCCAATACCAACTGCCTGATAAAAGTTCTTCGTTAAAGTACTGTATAAATTTATATTTAGCATAATCTCTAATAGGTCTAGACCAAGGATAAGTATCATTAAAATTAGCCTGTGTTTTGTTATTATTTACAGTATAACCAATTCTATCTGCATAGTCACTGCTATTTGTTTCTTCTATTCTACCATCATTAACTGCCATAAGTTGTCTAAGTCTATGATAACTATTGTTAGGCATTGGTACTGATTTAAAAGTTTGAGGTAATTTTAATAACCTCTCCACCATTACATCACAATGCTGTAATAGTCTATAATTTTTGACATCTACTTGTTTTATCATTTCTCATCTTTTATCTCGCTTGGAGCTGTAACTGTTCGATAGTATATTACTACTTCTCCTAGTTGATTGATGTACCTTTTTAACTCTTGCATATCTTCTGACATGACTTTATAATCTCCAATGGTTGTTCCTACAAAGAGTACTTCTCCATTATTTTGTTCTTTCATTTCATCCAAAAACTGGTCTAGGTAGGTATAACCTTCAGGCCAATCTGGATTTTCTGTATCTTCTTTGAGACAGGATTTAGGTCTTTTCATACTGCCATCATCTTGCACTCTTTTGATACAGGGG